TCCGGCAACGTATCCCTCGCCACCCTCAAGTCAATTGGCAAGGGGCTAGGCAGCAACCCCCGAGGGGGCTTCTTCATCGGTACCCCCCGGGGTGCAGGCACCCGCCCCCCTGGCATCTACCGCCGCAGCCGCGAACGCCTGTTCGCTTACTTCATCGCCAAGGATGCGCCGACCTACACCTCACGCTTCAACCTGCCGGACATCGCAGGCAAGGTCATTAAGCGTCGCTTCAATGACTACCTGATGAGCAGCCTCGAGAAAGCATTGAGCAATGCGCGATAAATCTTGCGCACCGCTGGGAGGGGAGAGGGCACAAGCACACGCGACCATCACGCCCACCCTCACCCCCACCCGGTCGTTGTCATCGCAATACCCCGGCACCCTCCCGACGCTCACGGGTCCTTTTCACCCCATCCTGTGTGGGTCGTTCATCGGCTCGCAATTTCTCTAGCGTCAGCGCCGACCACCCCTAAACCGTTGCGGCGCAAGGGATCTCACCGAGTCTCAAATAAGACTCCTGCTAAGACAGTTTAGTGGGGTTTAGTGGGCGTTAACTTAACGCTAGATCGATTCAACTTTGTGCTGGTCACGTTCGCTGAGTTTGCAGCGATCAGAGGGTGCAGCAAAGGTGCTGTGACTCATGCGACGAAGAGCAGGATCGCCGGCGCCGTTGTTGTGAAGGATGGCAAGCGCTGGCTAGATCGTGATCTGGCGCTTGAGCTGTGGAACAAGAACACGGTCGCCAACAGCGTGAGCAAGGTGAGCAGGCCGGATCCGGTGGATGCACCACCACCGCGTGATGCGGCTGAGTTGAAGCGGCGTGTTGAGGGGTTGCCGGATGATGCGATCCCTGATCTGAATGAGAGCAGGGCGCGGCGTGAGCACTACCAGGCGGAGTTGGCGAAGCTGCAGGTGACGCAGCAGCGTGGCGAGCTGGTGCCTGCTGATGAGGTGAAAAAGGAAGCGTTCAAGATGGGCCGCAGTGTGCGGGAGGCGCTGGCGAATTTGGCGGATCGGCTGAGCCATCAGTTGGCGGGTGAGGTTGACCCGGTGCGGATTCATCAGGTGCTGACGCAGGAGCACCGTGCAGCGCTGGTGGAGCTCTGCGATGAGTAACGCATGGCGGGATGGGTTCTTGGAGGGCCTGCGGCCTGAGCAGCCGCTAACGGTGAGCGAGTGGGCGGACCTACATCGACGGCTAAGCAGCAAGGCGAGTGCGGAGCCTGGCCCGTGGCGCACTGATCGGACGCCTTATTTAAGGGAACCGATGGATTGTTTAAGTAGCGAAAGCCCTGTTCAAAGGGTGGTGATGATGTTTGCGGCGCAGACGGGCAAGACGGAGGCCGGCAGCAACTGGCTGGGTTATGTGATCGACCATGCGCCGGGTCCGATGCTGTGCGTGCAGCCGACGATCGAGATGGCGAAACGGCTGAGCAAGCAACGGCTCGAGAGCATGATCACGGAGACGCCGGTGCTGGCGGCCAAGATCGCGCCAGCCAGGAGCCGCGACTCGGGCAACACGATGTTCAGCAAGGAGTTCAGCGGCGGGATCATGCTGATGGCCGGGGCGAACAGTGCCACCGGGCTGCGATCAGCGCCGTGTAGGTATTTATTCTGTGATGAGGTGGATGCCTTCCCTGCTGATGTGGATGGCGAGGGCGATCCGGTGAGTTTGGCGGAGCGCAGGACGACGACGTTTGCGCGACGCAAGATCCTGCTCACCAGTACGCCAACGGTGAAGGACTTCAGCCGGATCGAGGCGGAATATCAGCGGAGCGATCAACGGCGGTTTTATGTGCCGTGTCCTGCGTGTGGCGCGATGGAGTGGTTGAAGTGGAGCCAGCTCAAGTGGGCCGATGGCCAGCCGGAGACTGCGCGTTATCAGTGCGAGCACTGCGGCGAGCGATTCGAGGAGATGCACAAGCCGGCGATGCTGCGCAGCGGTGAGTGGCGCGCGACTGCTGCGAGCAATGGGCGTACGGCTGGGTTTCATCTGTCGGGGCTCTACAGCCCGCTGGGGTGGTGCAGCTGGGAGCAGCTGGTGGATGACTTCCTGCGGGCCAAGGGTGATGCGCCGGCGTTGAAGTCGTTTGTGAACACGCGGCTGGCAGAGACGTGGGAGGAGGACTACGCGGCGAAGGTGAGCGCTGATGGGCTGCTGGCCAAGCGGCTGGATTACAAGCCCGGCGTGTGCCCTGCTGGCGTGGTGCTGCTGACTGCTGGCGTCGACGTGCAGGACAACCGGCTAGCGGTGAGTGTGTGGGGCTGGGGCGCAGGGGAGACGGGTTGGATGGTGTGGCATCAGGAGCTGATGGGTGACCCGACCATGACGGAGGTCTGGGGCCAGCTGGATCAGGTGCTGGCGACGGAGTGGGAAACGGAGGGTGGCAAGCATCTGAAGGTGGCTCAGATGGCGATTGACTCCGGCGGTCACTGCACGCATGAGGTCTACCGCTATGTGCGGGACAGGGGAGCGCAGGGCGTTGTGGCGATTAAGGGCAGCAGCAGGCGCAACAGCCCGGCAGTGGGCAAGGGCACAAAGCAGGATGTGAACTGGCGCGGCAAGGTGATCAAACGCGGCGTCACGCTGTATTCGCTGGGCACCGACACGATCAAGACGACGCTATTTGGGCGGCTGCGCCACAACGAAACAACAGGCGGGCTGCATTTCGGGCTTGCTGCAGACGATGAGTATTTCCGCCAGCTGACCAGCGAGCGGCAGGCGCTGCGGTATCACCGCGGCTTCCCCATCAGGGAGTGGGTGAAGAAAGCGGGTGATCGCAATGAAGCGCTGGATTGCGCGGTGTATGGCTACGCGGCGATGTTGATCTATGGGCGGAAGATGAACAAGGCGACGATGTGGGAGCAGTTGCGGGTGCAGTTGGAAGAAGGAAAGAAGGCGCCGCTAAGATCGAGGAAGCAACAGCCTGCATCTGCGGCTGGGCCAGGGTTCGTCAGCAACTGGTAGGCCGTGAACATCCCCGCGACAATCAGGGCAGGCGACACGGTGAAGTGGCGTGATGTTGCGGGCGTCGACAATTTGGGCAATGAGATCAGCAGCGGCACATGGACGCTGACCTATTACCTGCGCACGAATACGGCTAGCGAGGGCGCCACGGTGACGGGCACCGCCTATGGCACTGGATGGGAGTTCATCATTCCTGCTGGCACCAGCACCGGATTTGATGCAGGCCAGTGGTACTGGCAGGCGATCGCTACGGCCGGCAGTGAGAAGGTAACGCTGGGCGCCGGGCAGCTGACGGTTGAGGCGGCGTTGTCCTACGCCGGCACACCGGGTGCATTTGATGGGCGCAGCCAAGCGCAGCAGGATCTGGAGGCTGTGCAGACTGCGATCCGCGCGATCATCAGCGGGCAGGCCAAGCAATACAGCATCGGCAGCCGCAGTTTTACGAAGCTGGATCTAGGCGAGCTGATGGAACGTGAAAGTAGGCTGAAGGCTGAGATCAAACGTGAGCAGATGGCAAGCCTGATCGCTAACGGTCAAGGCAACCCCCACAATCTGTTCGTGAGGTTCTGATGGGATTGCGCACGCGGCTGTTCAAGGCAATGGGGTTTGAGCCTGTGCGGCCTCGTGCGCGGGCGTATCAGGGTGCGCGTGTCAGCAGGTTGACGTCTGACTGGGTGACCAGTGGCACGAGCGCTGACAGCGAGATCAAGAGCAGCTTTAAGGCGCTGCGCAACCGTGCTCGTCAGCTGTGCCGTGACAACGACTATGCGCGGCAGGCGTTACGGGCGATCCAGAACAACGTGATCGGCCATGGCATCCGCCATCAGGGGCAGGTGCGGATGCTGCGTGGTGGCCGCTTAGATGAGGCGATCAATGGTCAGATCCACGAGCAGTGGGAGAAGTGGACGCACAAGAGCCGCTGTGATGTAAGCGGCATCCTTGGCTTCCATGACATTGAGCGCCTGCTGGTGCGCTCATTGGCCGAGAGCGGCGAGGTGTTTATCAGGATGATCCGCCGGCCGTTTGGCGACAGCAAGGTGCCGTTCGCGTTGCAGGTGCTCGAGGCTGATTACCTGATCGATGACGACATCCCGCAGGCCGCTGAAGGCAACACCGTGCGGATGGGCATTGAGGTGGATAGCTACCTGCGCCCGCAGGCGTACCACTTCTATGCCAACCATCCGGGCGATACGTATGCGGGCAACCCGCGCACCAATGGCCGCCG